GGCTTTGTCATAGGACACCGACATCGGATTTTCCAATGACGAATCGCCGTCAAATGTTTGGATGGCGGACGGGTTGATGTTGTCCGATGAAATTTGCATGTACACCCATTGAACCAATGCCAATTTGACCATGACATCCACATCCGCATCGGCGGGGACATCGGGATGATCTATCAATTCATATTGACGCAACCATGCGGTGTATTGACCTTGTGCAATGGTTTCATAATACGGGCTTTGATCCACAACAATGTCGTGAAATTCTTCGTTTTTGAAATCGTCCGTCGTCAAGACCATTTTTTCATCATCCCATCCAAAACCGAATTTTCAATCAGCATCAAAAATCGGTCTTCACGTTTTTTGTAATTGTCTTCAATCCAATTTTCGGGTTTGATCCCAGACACAAAATGTCCTTTTGAAAATCGGCGTTGACCATTTTGCACCCACGATAATGCGGACGCTCGGACGGGGGCGACATAATGTCGTTTCGTCCCGTAGTATAAAAATTTCGCAACATCGGTGTCGTTGAATACTTTACCCGACACCCCGTTGCGATCCAATTTGAATTTGGTGTTCGCATCGGTTTTTCCCGTGCGACGTTTCCAATTGTGATGATGTTTTGAAAATTCCGTCAATGCCTTCAACATTTGGCGAAAACCTGGACGCATCCAATTCGTGAATTCACGTTGGTTGATGCGTAGGTGACGCAATGGTTTCGGGTCAATGGTGACGGAAATCATTTAGTCATCATCCGCACGGAATTTTTGTTTTCGGAAATCCATTCGCATTTCCCCGACGATTTCATAGCCATCGTCTTTCCATCCACCAGGTTCATTGTAGTCAACGAAATGCACAAACTTCACGTCTTCAACGATTTCGGTTTGCTTTGTTTCTTTGCCCGATTTCCCGATCAATGGTTTTTCAATCTTTTTGACAATTTTAACTTTCATCAAAGTCACCTTTGTTATTGTCCCATGTGTGTGACAAACCCGACCCCGAAGGGACATGACGGGGTCGGGCGTTGTCATTCAAATTTTGAACGACGGGTTGGAATTATGCGATCACGTTTGCGTCAATGATGTTTGACAAACGTTGAACCGAACGAAGGTCACGAATAGACATCGCCAAATCCCACGCCATTGTGGTTTTTGTGCTAAAATCATCCTGGACAACCTTTTGGTCAAGTCCGCCGACCATGTCAAAAATCACACCATTGTCGTGTGCTACAACATACACGGATGTGGTTGAAGCGGTTTCGCTATAATCAAGAATTTGCGTTCCGTCAATGTCTTCACCCGCAATTTCTAATGGAATTCCGTCATAGGTCAAAACCATTGTTCCGAATGAATCGGGAACGTAGTTCACACGACCACCCACGTTTGCATCACGTGACGCACGTTGCATTTTGATGTATAAGTCTTCACCCATATAAATGCGTTTGCCCGTGCCTTTGCATTTGATGATCGCTTCGTCAAGTTTTGACAAAGAAAGACCAACGCCACCATTGTCAATTGTTTGACCCGTGCGTTCTGGATTTGTACCGCCGTCAACACCAGTTAGAACTTGAAGACCATCAAATTCGTTGTCAACACCTTTGTCGCCTTTGAATGCAACACGATTGATGTTCATGGTCATTGCACGAACTTGTTGTTCCAGTTCGTCAACGATACGTGACGGATCGGCTTTTTGGAGAAAATCGTCCGTTTGGAACAATGCACCCGCATGGGCGATCGGCGTGTTGAATTTTTTGGTGGTTGAGTTTGAAGCGGGAACGCTACCATTCAACGCACGGAATTGTTGTTGTGGTAATGTTGCACGGCGTACACGATCCACGGATGTGCCCTGGACAACATTGAATTGTGAATTGACGATTAGCGGTGCGGATTCGTCAAATGCTTTGTAGATCGCATCAATTAATGGATCATTTTGTGTGTTCAACACTTCGGATAATGGGAAAGCCATTTTGATTCCTTTGGTTTGGTTTATGAAAAATTTTTGGATTTGAAATGGTCGTCCGACCGAAATGAATCGTGAACCCGTCCAGGTTCGTCATATACACAAAATATATGAATTGTATTCGCCGAAATGCAACTTTTTTTTATACCTAAATAAAAAACCCGACAAAAAATGTCGGGTTCGTTTTCGTCCGTATTGAGGTAGAGAGTAATTATTGAGTCAAGCGGACGAAATTATTTGTTGGCTTCAACGTGTTGTTGGAGTGACGCACGCAACGACGTTGGTTTGGGTTGCGGTGTCGCCCCACCTGGGTTCGTGCCCGCACCCGAACGTTGGGTGTTTTGAATGATGCCCGAATCTTTGTTTTCCGCCACATACGAATCCACAATGGATGATGCAACGTTTCCATCATTGTCAACGATGTCACCATCCGAATCAATGGTCAACCCCTGGGAAAGTTTTTCGGCGATCAAATCACGATGAATTTTCATCACGTTGTGCCCCTCCAACAACCCCGTGATGGTCGTTTGAATTTTTTGTTGGTTTGCCTTCGCCGTGATGTCATTGGCACGTTTTTCGGCTTCGGCACGGGCATCACGTTCGGATTTCAATTGGTTTTCAATCTTGGACATACGTGCGATCAAATCGTTGTTTTGCCCTTCACCTTCGGTTTGAAGCCCCTTCACGAAATCCAACACGGAATCACCCGATTCAATTTCAATGTTCAATCCCGATGCGATCGTGTCCAACACCGATTTGTTCGTTTGTGCCAATTCACGATGTTCCTTTGATTCACTATTCAACGCCCCGATGTGGGCATCAATGTGGGGGATCGCTTCGGACAACGACGCCTTGATGGTGTCGTCCAGGTCGGCGGATTCAGTTAGATTTTTGATGATTTTCATCGCTTCGGCGAATTGTTTTTGTGTTTTTTTAACGCTCATGGTTTGTCCCTTTATGTTTTGCGTTTTGGTAATAAATCCACACGTCCCGATCCCGGAATGACCACACGTTTTTTGTTCTTATAAACAACGATGTAGTCACACCGACACGATGGGTGTGCCAACAAATGTGGATGTTTCCCGAACGGATATTTCACCCCACGGAATGATTCACAAACTTGACACGCCTTTGGTTTGACGGAAATGCGGATGTAATCAATTTTAGATTTGTTCGGTTGATTTTGCAACTCTAATTGCATACGCATTGTCAACGCTTCGGTTTCCACAACACGGGTTGCATAGTGACGTTGCAATTTCACCAATTTTTGATCGCCCACCCTGGACGCCAATTTTTTCACTTCGGTTTCGTAGAAAATGCCCGCCCGTTCGGGGGATTTCTTCAACAATTCCCGATACTTTTTTTGCACGGGTCGGGTCAATCCTTTGCCGTACACCTTCGCATGGGGGTCACCCGACAACAACGCATTCCGTGTGTCGGCGTAGATTCGTTTGGTGCTTTTCTTGTATTCGTTGCGGATCAATTGATATGAATTTTTCAATCGGTTGGTGAACGTTTTGTCATAGGATTTCCACGACCGCATGAATTGTTCGGCTTGTTTGGATCGTGCGGGTGGTTCGGTGAATTTCGGAATGATCTTCGTTTCAACCACTTCACGTGCGGTGGAATCAAACACGTTTTGGACGTCCCTGGACATCAACGCATCGTCAACCGCTTTGTTGATGTCGCCCACCTTCACACGTGTTCGTTTGTCCAACGACGTGTCAATGAAAACGTCCAATTCGGTGCGAACCGAATCAAACATTTCACCGAACAATTTGCGTGATTCCATGAATCCGATCATTCGTCGTCATCCCTTTCGGTGTCCATGTCGGTCGTGTCTTCAACGGGGGGTTGATCCCCGAACACACGATTTTGCATTTCGTCCGTTTCAATGGTTTCAAATTCGGTGTCGGACATTGAAGAAAATACTTTTCGCAACACCATCAATTTCAATTTGATTTGGGTGTCTTCGGACACGTCAAATCGGTCTAAAATATCGCCGATGTTCGCAATGTCTTCGTCCACACCATCCGAATCCAAATTGGATTGATACGTGATTTCAACGGGATCATTCACGCCCGTGAAAAATTCAAATTGATTGAACACCCATCGTTCCAATTCAATCATTCGTTTTTCAATGAATGCCAATGTTTCTTGACGCATTTTGTCCGCTTGTTTGCGGGCTTCACCCGATGCCGTGGATGACACGGAATTCATCGCCTGGTGTGTCATTTCCTGGATTTCCAATTTCGTGTTGTTGCGGTCTTGGTACAACATTTCCAATGTGTCGGTTGGCGGTGCGATATATCCTGGACGTTCGTGCCCTTGATTGTAGAATAATACACTATCTTCGGACAATGCCATTTCTTTTGAGGGTTGCCCGTTGTATGTCAAAATCGGGAACGTCAATTGTGAATGTTGATAGAAAATCAACGAATTGATTTGGAACATATTTTTTGACCCATCCGCCAATGGTGACATTGGGGAAATCGGGAAAATTTTGCGGTCATATTGTTGTGCTAATTTGTAAAAATACGGCATGGATGCCACCATCACGACGTTGTCCATTTTGGAATTGCCGACGTCGGTGTTGTATGTGATCGGGTCGCCAATGTCGTCGGCGAATCCCATTTCAACATCCGATTCATTCGCCAAACGAAAACATTGATAAATCGTGTCACCCTTCACATCCACATCCACGGCGTATGTCAAATAAATCAAACGCCCGAATCGGTCAAACGCATAGTATTGGACATCCAGGGGATCAACGGAATACACGTACGGGAACACACGTTCATCAATTGCCGTGGTGATGTCGGCGGGTTGCATATCTTCGGGGAAATTATCACCCACGACGAACACGCCACCATATAACAACGACTTGATTGTGGTTTCGTACATGAACGATGTCATGGTTTGATCCGACAACGTTGGGCGATCCACGAACGCTTCGGTCAAATCGGATTTGAAATCACGCACGGGATCACGATACAAAATCGGGTTGACTAATCCTTCAACCACGGGTGACATGAAATTCGTGTATTTTTTATTCTTGACACGATACGCATATTTGTCATTTTCTTCACGTGAAAATTGTTCCAGGTACGTCCCGTCATAGAATCCGCCCGAATTGTAATATGCGTCACGAATCAATTTGAATTGATTGCGATCATAGTTTGAAAATTTACGCACCATATACGGCACGATGTCCAATTTAACTTCGTTTGGATCGTTTCGGTTTTCCGTTGATAACACATTTTGTGCCATGTTATAACCCTCTTATGTTGCCCGTTTGACCTGGGACATTTTGTTGTAAATAGTTGTAACCTTGTGAAACGGCGTCAACACAATCGTCATGTTCGTGCGTGTCATCGGCGGTGAATTGATCGCATTCATTGTAAAAATAATCTTTTTTCGCCCGATTTGTCACGTGTACACATCCACGTTCCGCCAATGCCGACCAACCCATTGCCCGATTCAATTTGTCGCCACGTGGCGTGAATGCGATGATCGTGTGGTTGAACAACCTGGGATCGCTTCGCAAATCTTGGATCAATGCAATTTGAGATTGCACCGCTTCAATCACAATCGGGATGTGTGTGCCGTCATCCATCGCCGTGTCAATTAGTATTTTGCGAACGTCCGTCCATTCCTTTTTGATACGAAATAAATCTTGGATATACAATTCGCCACCATCCAACGTCAACAATGTGGACGCCGTGAAGTCACTTGATTTTTTGATGGTGAACGCCAAATCCCAGGAACGGCACGATCGGGGCAAAATAGGATAATCGGAAATGTCACGAAACCAACGTGACCGAATGATCCCCGCCGAAAAATCAACGATTTCGCCAAACAATTCTTGACGTGCGAATTCGGACGTGTATTGTTCCAACATATTGCGTTTGTACGAATCGGACAAAAATGGGTTTTTGAATGTGCTTTGAATGTGAACGTTGCCGTCATACTTTTCGCCGATGTGGAATGCCCAATCACGACCACGGGGTGTTCCCACCAAACGCCATTGTTCACGACCATCATTCAAACGACGCCCAGCACGTGCCGAACCCAGGTCAAACGCCAATTGGGTTTGTGACGATGCTTCGTCCATCCCGAAGTCATCCGCATTGATACCACGCATCCGTTCTGGAGCTTCACCCGATCGCATATACACACGACCCCCCAGGGCGTCAATGATTTGTTCGGATTTGTTGTAGGTGTATTCAATGCCGTGTTGTTCCAACATATTGATGAATTCAACCGCCAACACGTCACGAACCATTTGGTGTGTTGGTTCGGTCAATAACACCCAACGACCCATCGCCATTCGTGTCAATGCCCAAATCACCAAAATGATCGTTTTGCCCGCACCTAGTCCGCCCCTATATTGGGCGAACAATGATGTGTCTTGAAGAAACGCCGATTGTGTTTGTGTCAATTTGATGTTCAAATTCATGGACGCCAAAACCACCAAAGACCGATCAACGCCATCAAGAACACGGCGAATGAAATCATTGGTTCAATCATTCATGATCCCCACATTCAATCACCAGGTCAACCCGACCCATTGTGAACCACAAAAAATGATCCCAATAATTCGCCAATGTTTGTTCGCCAATCTTTTTGCGTTGTTTTTCAATTTTGCGTTGTCGTCGTGTTTTCGTCATCAATACATTCCCCCATGAATGTCGTCATCTTTGGGCAACATCAAAACCACTAACAACGCCCCCATAAAAATAATCGGGGTCAATAAAATCAACAAAAACATCCCCAAACCCGTTCCCAACATTTTCATTCGTCATCCCCTGGTTTGAATTCCGAATCGGGAACACTTGAAAAATTGAAGGTCGCTTCACCCTTCGTGTTCGCATCAATGTTGACCTGGTTGGGGTCACGATCACGCCACCCGAAACACGCTTTCATTTTGAACATCAACGTCGGGGCACGCCCCACGCCAAAGTCCCCATTGATCGCCGTTTGGGTCAACACATCCGTCCAGAATGATTCACAATGTTGTTTGGATAGCTTTTTAGCTTCGGAAAATAATGGGTGTTTGTCACACCATTCGTGGATGGTGTCAATGTGAACACCGATTTCCGATGCGATTTGAACCATGTGTTTTCCTTGTTTGCCCCGTTCAACCATCAATTCACAATATTCGGGGCGATACTTCGTCGGGCGTCCCCCTCGGTTCGCCTTCGCCTTTGGTTTTTCTTTTGTCGTTTTCTTATTCGCCATTTTCAATCCCTTCGGTCATTTCTTCAATTTCGGTACGAACCCACACTTGTTTACATTCTTTTTTGAACCCTTTGTCCAATGATGTATGGATGTGATAGAAAGGTGAATCGGACACGAACGCATAATTGTGACCATCGTCATCGTTGACATCCAATTCAGTAATGACGATTTGCCAATTTCCCGATTCGTGCATGATCGCATCAACATCAAACAAAGACCCTTCGGAAAACACGTCGTTCAAACGTGCCCACGCTATGACCCCACATCGTTCGTATAATGGATATGACACCCCACGCACCGACACGGACGACGCCCCCAATTCAATCCAACGTGATGGGGGGAAATATTCGCACACCTGGTCGGTTGCGGTCGCATGGATCAACCCGAAATCATTTTCGTCAATGTGGGATTCGGGAACGAA